ACATTGAATGGTCGTATTAAAGTTTACATCGATCCATATTTCTCTTCGTCAACCGGCAAGCAATACTTCACGCTTGGTTACAAAGGAAGTTCTGCGTTCGATGCTGGTTTGTTCTACTGCCCATACGTTCCCCTCCAAATGGTTCGTGCGGTTGGTCAAGATACATTCCAACCAAAAATCGGCTTCAAGACACGTTATGGTATCGTTGCTAATCCTTTCGCGACAACTGATGCGAATGGTATTGCTGCTCGCTTCGGCAGCGGCGATGGCAATAAATACTATCGCTTTGTCGCCGTGACCAATCTAATGTGATTCACCCCTGAAACGCAAATTTCGCGTATAAATACTCCTAGAGGGAAACTTTTAGGAGTATTTTTTTTAAAGTATAATAATTATAATTGTGGTGTAATTAATGGGAGCCTTGTAAACTCCCATTTTTTTTAAAGGAATTCTATGTCAGCAACTTTTATCGGCGCAAAAATAGCTGCTGCTTGTGGCGGCCTTTTCGGAGGATTAGCTATCATGGCATTCATGAAACCTACAACGCTACTTGATGCGACCATCAGAGGTGGTATTTCCACAGGAACTGCAATTATAGGTGCAACCCTTTTGATAGACACTATGAGTTGGTCAGACGCTGTTGAGTATCATGCTATAGCAGGTGCAATGATTGGATTTTGTGCTTGGAGCGTATTGGGTATGTTCGCCAGATTTTTTATCAAAGCTGATAAAAATAAATTAGATGTAATTGAAGCTGTAAGCGCGATAAATAATCTAGAAGCTGCAATGAAACCTAAAGTTCGTAAAAAAAGGGCTGTTAAAAAATATCAAGTATAGTTTTGAAGGAAAAGTAAATTATGAGTGTGTCTCAAAATCAGCCTAGTAATTTAAATTATCTTTCGCAATTAGGATTTCGTTTTTCAATAAAGAAATTACCTAATGTAAATTATTTTTGCCAGAGAGTTTCTCTTCCGAGCATATCACTTAATGCGATTGAGTTTCAAACTCCTTTTGGAAATATTCCAAGAGCAGGGAATAAATTAACATACTCCACGATACCTATATCTTTTAGAGTAGATGAAGACTTTAAGAATTATATTGAAATTCATGACTGGATGGTTGGGCTAGGACATCCAGAAGATTTTAGTCAAACAAGAGCACTATCTAATAATGCTCCGGGTCCAGTTCGACGCATGGGTAGTGCTGCTTCTTTCGTTTCTGATGGAACATTGAATGTTCAAACAAGTAATAGAAATCCCTCAGTTAATATCTTTTTCTACGATATGTTTCCGACTGATTTAACAGAATTGGTTTTTGATACAACTGCGTCTGACGTAGACTATATCGAAGCCACTGCTACTTTCAGTTACAGACGCTATGTCATCGAGAGGATCGTCTAATAAGATGACCCTTCGGAACACCTGTATTATATCAAGATCTCACATAATTGTCAAGGTATAATAGTAGCCAAAAATAAGCCTTTACTTTCTTTGTAATTTATTATATAATAGTCTTTATGAAAATTGATGAAATATTAAACGAGTGGAAAAACGACACTGTTCTTGATGATCTAAATCTAGATAAGGAGTCTGTTCGCATATCAAATTTACATGCGAAATATATAACATTATTATCTGATGATCGTAGGCTCGTTCGCGGGTATCAAAGTCAGAAGAAACAAATCATTTCTAAATTACGAAATTATTATTCTGGATCTGCAACTCAAGAAGAATTAACCGATATTGGTCGAGAACAATTCTTAGGTAAAACGCTCAAGAATGAAATCATGATCAATGTAGAATTAGACGAACTGATAATTTCTATCGATGCTAAGATATCAATGCTAGAAGTAAAAATTCTGGCACTTGAGGAAATTATGAAGTCTATTAATTCTAGAGGATATCAAATCAAGAATGCGATCGACTGGCGTCGGCTAACCCTTGGTGGATAAATTTGTCATCTGATATAATAATCCACAAGATCAATGAATCTAGGATTAAGATAGAAACTAATCAAGGAATACTGAGAGAGATCTCAGAAAGATTTACATTTGATGTTCCTGGCGCAAAATTTATGCCTTCCTATAAAAGTCGTCAATGGGATGGAAAAATGCGTTTAGTAGATGGTCGCAACTGCACAGCATTTACTGGATTACATTCTGCTATTGAAGAATTTGCAAATGAACGTTCGTATAGTTATGAAGCGCATGAAGATCTACAATGTAATGATGAGATATCTTTAACAGAAGCGAATGAATTTATAAGCTCATTGAAATTACCAGTCGTTCCTCACGAACATCAAATTAGAGCATTTACCTTAGCAGTAAGAAATAAAAGATCAGTTTTAATTTCTCCGACAGCTAGTGGAAAATCATTAATAGCTTATATGATAGCTAGATGGTATAATGTAAAGACTCTAATTATAGTTCCGACAATATCTCTTGTTGCTCAATTAGAAAAAGATTTTATTTCATACGGATATAAAGAATCTATACATCAAGTTGTTGCTGGAGTAGAAAAAGAAACGACTGATCAAATTACAATTTCTACATGGCAGTCTATGTATAATATGCCACAAGAATTCTTTTCAGATTTTCAAGTTGTTGTTGGTGATGAAGCGCATTTATTTAAAGCAAAAAGTCTTACAAGCATTATGAGTAAGATGATTGATACACAATATAGATTTGGTATGACTGGAACATTAGATGGTGCTCAAGTTCACGAGCTAGTATTGCTTGGATTGTTTGGAAAGATAGAAAGAATAATTCAAACAAGCGATCTCATTGATTCTGGAAAACTTGCTTCTATCGATATAAAAATTATCGTTCTGAAGCATCCAAAACAAAATGCGTCAGATAGAACATATCCAGAAGAGCTTGAATATATTATTTCCAATCATGCTAGAAATAAGTTTATAACGAATCTTGCTCTATCTCTAAAAGGAAACACGCTATTACTATATACGTTTGTTGAAAAGCATGGTCAGATATTATATGATATGATACTTGAGAAAAATGATAAAACACATTCTTGTTATTTTGTTAGTGGAGATGTCGATGGAGATGAAAGAGAAAATATTCGTAGTTTGGTAGAAGGTTCGAGTGATAGTATAATTGTGGCTTCCTTTGGAACATTTTCTACAGGAATAAATATTCGAAATCTTCATAATATTATATTTGCCAGTCCAACAAAAAGTAGAATCAGAACTCTGCAGTCAATTGGTCGTGGACTTAGAGTAAGTGATACAAAAGTTTCTTGCAAATTATTTGATATTGCAGATGATATCTCTTTAAAAGATAAAAAGAATTTTACATTAAGCCATCTGATAGAAAGAGTTAGAATGTATAATGAAGAATCTTTCCCTTATCAAATATATACAATTAAATTAAAGGATTCAAATGGATGATATCAATTATATTAAAATGAGCAATGGAGAAGATGTAGTTGCCACAGTATTGGAAGAGGACGAAGACGCTTTTTATATTACATTCCCATTGAAATTTGTGTATACGAAAAATTCCATCAATGGGTCTGTAGTCATGGCAATGATTCCATGGGTTCCTTCTGAAGAACTAATGAATTCGATATTTCAGATTCATAAGTTCAATATGATTACAATTATTCCTGCTCCAGAAAAAATAAAATCATATTATCAGTTTCAACTAGATCAATCAAAAGAAAATACAGTAACTAAGATACGAGATCTATACGAAAAATTACAGGAAAGTCCAGAATTATATAAACTTTGGGCTTCTAATACTTCGAATAATTGGATTAACTAGGAAACATATTATGGCTGCTACAAAACCAAAACCACACTACGTAGATAATTCTAAATTATATGCGGCAATGGTAGAATATAAAAATTCAGTGAGTGAAAGTCTAGAAAAAAATGAACCTCCGCCTCGTATATCTAATTATATCGGAGAATCGATTATGAAGATATCTACTCACTTAGCATTCAAACCTAATTTTTCTAACTATATATTTAGAGAAGAAATGATATCTGATGGAATTGAAAATTGTTTGCAGTATATAAATAATTTTGATCCAAATAAATCTAAAAATCCATTCGCGTATTTTACTCAGATAATTTTCTTTGCATTCATTCGTAGAATTCAAAAAGAGAAAAAATATCTATACACTAAGTATGCGGCGATAGGTCGCGCAAATATAACTCACGAAACTTCCCAACTTCAGTCTCACGATCAGGGGCGTCAATATAATGATCAGATACAATATGGTGAGTGGTCGCAAGAACAAATGAATACGTTTATGGCTGATTTCGAAAAAAAGATAATCAGTAAAAAGAAAATTAAACAAAAAGCTATTGCATGAAAATAGCTATATTAGGTGATTTGCATTTTGGCGCAAGAAATGATAGTCAAGAATTTCTTTCTTATTTTGATAAATTTTTCGAAGAGATTTATTTTCCGGAACTAGAGAAACGCGGAATCAATCAAGTTATTCAGCTTGGTGATATTGTTGATCGTAGAAAGTTTATTAATTATATAACTCTAAACAAACTTAAATCTTTCGTTGATAAACATAGAAACAATAATATTAATC